GGTATGACTTTATCTACTTCAATCTGACTCATAATATAAACAAATTACCTGTAATTGTTAATGACCCTGTAACTGTAACAGGACCAGCTAAAACACCAGAATCCATAGTTTGATCATCGCTAATAGTAGAGTTGTGAGTAGTAACATATGTAGTAGCCGTCATACCTGCTGAGGGAGCACGAGATGCTGGATATGTACAAAATATTTCTTTTTCTCCTGCACTAAAGTCAACAGCGTTATCACTGTTACTTGAAGAAATAATAGTAGTACGAGTTATCGTACTGCTACTTCCATTTAATGTGCCTATACCTACTTCAAATTCTGAAGCTGATTTATGAACTATTGCATAAAAAGTTTTATTACTATTTCCTATGCCTGCAGCAAAAGTTTCAAAATTAGTAACTGCTCCTGCAAAAGTAATCGCTCCAGTTCCTGTCGTAGTAGTAGTTTCTTTTACCCTATCATTAAGGACAAACGCCATGTCTATCCTTACTGTATTCTAATTAATCCGTCACTGGCAGTTGGATTCGGCATTTGTATTTCAAATGTACCATTAGATGATGATTTTACTGATCCAAAATCTAATACTGCAATTGCAGCATTCGCTTTAGAGTTATTGTAAATCAAAGCAGCTTGAGCTGAAATAGTTGCATTTGTAAAACTTACATTGCCACAATCAAATATTGCAGTGTTTCCACTTGTTGTAATTGCAACACTTGTTAATGTTGCTCCTCCAGCTGAATAACTTCCTGACGCACTTACTTCTTGCGAAGTTGTGTATGCAGTAGTTGTTTCATCTAAACTTGCATTTTGATTATACAAAGCAAGCTTCAGAGTATTCGCTTCTAAATTAGCGTCAGTATTCATTAAATCAGCTTTGAATACAGTGCATATTTTTTGGTCTATTGCCATAGTCCCTCCTTATTGGCTTCCTGTTAAAGTATCCGTACCAGCCGGGCTGGCAGGGAATCTGTAATCTGTTCTTCTTCTACGTCTAGCTTCGTTATTAACTGTTGCTACACCTTCAAGAACTTTTTGGTTATATATACCATAATCCTCCATATTCTTAGTAAAAATTGAAGCTTGTGCTAAACAAGCATACAATAACAAGTCAGAGAGCTGATCTGTAAAATAATTAGTAGTATTCGTATTATTTAAATCAGCAACATTTTGTATATATTCCATATAAACAGTATAGTTTGAATTTGGTGTTGGGGCTACTAAAATATTGCCATCGTTGTAATTAGCGAAATATTTAGGAAGTCCAGTCAAAGCTGGATTAGGCCAGTATTCTCTTATGTATTCATCTGTTTGCATTTCCATAAGAACTCTTTTATTACTATGATCATACTGTAAACTTTTTATAACTAATGTATTTGATGGAGTTGTCAAGAATTGATTGCCAGAAACAAATGTACTAAAAGCTCTAAATGTTAAGCCTTCTGGATCAATTAATCTAACTAATTCTTGTTGAGCGTTTGTAATAAATGTGTCTAATTGAGCTGTAAAATCAGTCCCTGTATTCTGCATCCAAGTTTGTATTGCACTTTTTAATGTTGTATAATTAGTTGCCATCTCTATCCTCTATATTACTCTTTTCTGCAAATTTATGCGAGATATTTCCTCTAAAATGATACGTTCCATAATGTGTTAAAGAACTTACTACATCTGCATATATTTTTCCGCCTATTTTTTGCCATAAACGACAAAAACCGTAGTCTTCACTTAAATATCTTTTACTGTCAGGGTCTATTAGAGTATCAAAAAAAGCGTAACAATTATCGCTACTATAGGATTTACCATTCATTATTTGATCTGATTTATATTTTAACTCTGGATATGCTTCTTTCATACGAACAAATACATCTTTTTTTATTAGCATAAAACCTGTAGCAGCGTCTAATACCTCTACAAAACCACCTTGATACATAGGTATATTTCTAGGGTCTTTAAAATTTATATTATACCCCATAAGTTTTTGTTCCATATTATCCAAATCATCTGGATACATTTTCATATATTTAGGTAAATTTTTCCATTCGATAGTCTTTTTAGGGTATATTGCACCAACGACATCTTCATCTACTTTTAACATACGAGTAATAGTTTCTGGTTTCCACGCAATATCAGCATCGATAAAAAGTAAATGTGTAAGATTATCTTGATCCATAAATTGAGATACTATTGTATTTCTAGCTCTAGTTATCAAACTTTCATTTCCCATAGTATTCAAGTGTAATTTATATCCTTGTTTTTCTGCTTCTTTTAATGTTTTTAAAAAACAGTGCATGTAAGATTCATGCATCATTCCACCATAACAAGGCGTACCAACCATAATGGTTTTGCCTTTAAAATTATATTCTTCAGCTGATGACGACTGTGACTGTTCCAATACTGGCATTTGCTTTTATTCCTGTATTTATTTTAGGGTATGATATTCCTGTTTCACCGAATGTGCCAGGAAAAGTGTTAGTAATTTGATCTGGTACTCCACCAGTTGCTGCAAGAGATGCTTGAGGTCTAGCGTTCTTTAAAGCTTCTGGATCTGTATAAGAAACTGGATCAAGTAAAGGATTTTTAGGTTCAAATTCAGAAGTATGAACTAAAGCTCCAGTCCATTCTCTTACCATTTCTTTATATGGATATTCTAATCCACTTCTATCAGAAATAGCTCTAGCATACTTTCCTCTAGCATATTTACCAGATGAAGCTTTTCTTGCTGTTCTACTCGAAGGTGTAACCATAATTAGGAACTATATTTATTGATTGATTTAAATCAGCATCTCGTGCTCTACGAAAAGCTAATTCATATTCCTGTTTTAAGTACACTGACCTGTTAGGATCCATACCTGCTCTTTTTAAACTCATGTAATAAGCAAGACCAGAAATCATTGCTTCATAAAAACGAGAAGGTACATCAAAATCTTGTTCAACTCCACCGACTGTAGAAGCTGTTACATCATCTATTTTAGCTATTCTCCAATATGTAATAACATCAGTGCTATTTTCTGGAGCAGGAAATAGAAATAATTTAGGCGTCATACTTTTTTGTAAATAATATTGAGATGGTCTACCTGTTTGAGCTTTATTAGGATATGCATTATAATCAGTTAAAGATATTTCATTTACAGCAAAATCTGTAGAATCTCTTGTAACATAAACATCTACTACCGAAACAGTGCTTGCATCTAAATCATAAGAAGATTGATTTGCAACCATATTCAAAGTTTGTTTTTGCAACGTCCATTGATTTAAACCTCTATTAGCCCAATCAGTAAACATTATATTCAGACTTCTTCTCGCAGATTTTATGTCGTATCCAAGATATGGACCTCCACCAATTCTGTCTAAAGCTTCTAGAATACAATCGTTAATAGATAACGCAAAAGTTTTAGTCCCTGAAACTGCCATTAGCTGTATAAAATTTCTACAGAAGTACAGTTAGTTAAATCAACGTATATACCAACTTTGAATCTAAGACCTTCACCTGGAATATATTGATCTAACATATCGCCTTCAGCTTTTCCAAAGCGACCATGATAAATAACAGTTCCAGTTGCGTCTGTACCATCATGAAGTTTTATAACCCCTGCTGCCGATGTTCCGTCATGTCTTGCAGTAACCCCGTGCACTCTAGCTCTACCTATGAATGGACCTGATCCTGTATGACCTTCTCGAAAACGACCATCAGCAGTTAGTGTTGATTGTCTAGTATCTGAAATCATCTTACCTCCTTACAACTGTTTTTGGAAGATTAAACAAAGAGCCCATAATTTGCCCTTGTTTTTCTCCTAACATTTTTAAATTACCAGATTGTATATCATTTAAGCTTGCAAATAAAGGACTGTTTCGTTGTTCTGGAGTTTTTATTTTAACAGCGGATAAATCGTATGGATTACCACTAAGATTAATTGCAGGCCCTTTGAATATATCTGGATCTTCTGATTGTTTTCTTGTAGCTGCTTCTGACGCAGCTAATGTTCTTTTAAAAAAATCGTTACGTTTTTTCTTTGTAGTTTCGCCCTCTTTTTGACTTTCAAACCGTTCGTTTCCTCCAGCTTGTGTGTCGACTTTATCGTCTCCTTTAGGACTAAAAATAAAGTTTATCAGACTTAACGCATTATTAAATTTAAATTTTGGTGCCATAATAGTTAAGTGGCTCCGAAGAGCCACTGAATTGTATATTAACTATGGTCGTTACCTTGACTGTAAGTAATAGTCACTCTTGCTTTTCCAGCGTTAGAGTTACCACTTGCGTCAATGTATTTTGCCGCTATTCTAACATCAGAAGTTCCGACATTTTTCCAATTAGCGCATAATCCTGTAGCACCTAATGCTACTGGACCAATTGCTGAAACGTCTGCGTTATCAACATATAAGTCAGAATTGCCTACAATACCGATATCCATATTATCATTACCGCCACCATTGAATGCTACTTCAACATTAATATCAATAGCTATGATATGTGATTTTGCTGGTATAATTATATCAGTTGTCAAATCAGTTGTATTAGTGTGCAATACAACTGCAGATTGAGACATTACAACATGACCAATATTTTTCATGTCACTACCTACTGTAGTGCCTGTAGTTTCTTTAATTGTTCCGGCTTTTATAGGACCGGAAAAAGTTGTTGAGCCCATTGTCTACCTCCTAGTAGTCTTTTTAAGTCTTTGGGTTGTGAAAAGGGCGAAATTGTTTCGCCCTTTTTTAATTAATAATAATTACGCTCCAGGTGTACCAAAAACACCTCTCCAGTCTGTGAAACCGAATGAGTATCTTTCTGATACTTTGTATCGTAAGTTGCCTGTTTCAAAATCGCCTTCAACAGCTCTTTTGATTGGACGTCTAACATAATGTTTTAGTCCATCTGGCACGTCTGTCATGATGAAGAAAGCATCAGGGTCAGTCAATCTTTGATTTACTGCTACTCCTTGTGGAATCATTCCCATGCTTCTCATTGCATTAGTATCGTTGTCAGCTGTACCTGGTCTTAGGTTAGTTGCAACAATTCTT